TGAGTTCCTACATTGCATGGTAATAGCTGTAACGACTATGCCAAATAGATCACTCAGCTTCCAAGTTATCTTTACTGGTTGCGAATCAGATGACACAGACGAACCTAACGTACACGGTGGAGCGATGTGGGCAAGAATGCCCTTGACTGCACTTGTAGCAGATACAGCATATGAACAATGGCCTAGTGCTTTACCTACATACTTAGCGCAGCCTTGGGATTGTATGTCGCATACACACAGTGTCTATAAGATAGAACGTGCAAGTCCTGCCCCTTGGATAGCTAAAGTAGATGGAGAGTTTTATCCAGCTAAATATTACTTCACAGTTGACTACACAGATAGTGAAGTAGCAGATGATCCTGCCCAGCATAAACAATCACACGTATTAGAATTGTTAGATGCAGGAGATTATACAGGTAACATGGTTGCGTTACCCAATAATAGAGTGAGAGTAACTCACCCAGCTTGGTTTGAGACAGGACAAGGTGCTCCTGACTTTAGACCTAATCAGCATATATTTCACTCAAAGGAAGATGTAGAGTACATCTGGGATACGCAACGAGTGTTTAACAATTTATATCAAGAGGAATGATAGAATGGTTATGAAAAAGAAAAATGGTACAAAGAAAAAAGGCATGGCTCGTGGGGGCATGAAGAAGAAAGGTATGGCTAAAGGTGGAGCCATGATGATGAAGAAAAAAGGTATGGCTAAAGGCGGCATGAAGAAAAAAGGTTATGCTAAAGGTGGTATGCCCACAATGGGCCTTGCACAAATTCGTGCAGCAGCTAAAGCCAAAGGCTACAAGTTAGTCAAAGTATAAAAATTATAAGTGGTCAACCCACACTATGCCAAGCAACGTGGTAACACCACAGGAGGATTTATAAAATGGCAACAACAACTTTTACAAAAGGTATTGAGGCTTACGAAGATAACGTAACCTTTGGTACAGGAATAACAGGTACAGGTCTGTTACATTCATTCGGCACACGTAAGATTCAAACGTTTGTAGGTTCACTAGCAGATACAGATACTGGTACAGCATATGCAGACGGAGACTGTCTTGTAGAGCTAGGTACATTAGATACCAATACTCCATCGGGTATTGTAACACCTACTAAGTTCTTTATCCATCGTGCATTAGTATTTATTACTACTGTCGCAGGACCAACACTTGTAGGTGGTCTAGCACTTAATCCTACTTCTGGCATTGCTACTAATGCTGCTGTAGTATCTTCAGGTACAGAGATTGTAGGTGCAAGTGTTGCATCATTTAATCCACGTATTTCTGCCACTGACGCAGTAACTGAAATTGATTTAAATCTGGATGCAGCAGGGTATCATATATTTGATCCCCTAGTACAGGCACCTATTGCAAATACACACTTGTACGTGTTTGCTACTACTACTCTTGACGGTGATGCATCTGCAGGTAGATTTACTGTTGAACTAGAATACTCAGTACATTAAAGGGGGAATGATAAATGTCAACTTCCGTAGGCACATTCCAACCTAATACGTTACAATGGAGTGTACAAACAAAAGCAACCATAGATAATACTGCAGCTAATACTTCACATTTTACCTGCACTGGCTTTAAAGTTGTACATCTTCACGCTGATCAAGAGTTTTTAATTAACTTTGGTCCTGCAGAGGCAAACTGTGGTGCTAACGATTTAGAACTAGAGGCAGGTAATTATACTCTTGCAATACCTGATGCTGTTGGTGATGCTGTTATAATGAACATCTTAGCAGCTACTAGTGACAACGTAACTATTAAAGTAGTATTATCATAAAAAAAGTGTAACCCTAATATAAATGCATATCGGGGTTGCATTATTATCTGTAGTATGATATACCTAACTGTAGTATAACTACCTTGGATAACACATGTTATCGTTAACAAGGAGAAAGTTATGAACTACATTATGCAATACCTACGTAAACTATTAAAAAGAATACAAGACAATCAACAACGTAGGGCTGACTATTGGCTATTAATGAATATGACCAATAAAGAACTTCAAGATATAGGAATTAGTCGTGGCGAAATCAACAAAGTCATCTACCAAGACGAAAACCAAAAAGAAGAGTACCGTCAACAAAGCAGGGAATTATACAAAACCCGAATTACGCAAGCGACTATTTAATAGAATTAAAGCGGGTACTAAAGGTGGAAGTGCAGGTCAATGGTCTGCACGTAAAGCCCAAATGTTAGCCAAAGCATATAAAGCTGCTGGTGGGGGATATAGAAGCTAATGAAAAAAATAGTAAAATATTTTAAGAGACTATGGTGTGCGCTCCTTAATAAGAAGTGTCACGAAGACTGCGATTGCTGTTGACGTGGCAAAAGCTAAGTCTCAACAAAGTCTAACTGATTGGACCAAACAAAAATGGCGAACTAAAAGTGGCAAGCCTAGTGCTAAAACTGGTGAACGTTATTTACCTTCTAAGGCTATTGAGTCTCTTAGCAGCAGTGAATATGCCGCTACAACTAGAGCTAAACGAAAAGGCAAGGCGGCAGGTAAGCAGCATGTGGCTCAACCTAAAAACATTGCAAAGAAAACCAGACGATTTAGAGCCGCTAAGGGTGGTATGGTAGGATAAAATATGGCACATACTATTATTGATGATTACAAAATATTTCCACGACTAATGATGCTAATAGTTACTATATTAACCTATCAGTCTGTACATTGGTACATGTCTTTACCTGATCCAACTACAGGACAAGCAGGACTTGTATCTGTATGTATGGGTGCTTTAACAGGTTGTTTTGGTATCTGGATGAATAAAGAAGCTAAAACAGACAGGTCTATGAGTGGAAAGTAAGGAAGTAATATGTATGTTATAGTACTCATATTAATTCAAATGGGGCAGCATAAAATAGCCTCAGATCAAATACTGTATCCTTCAATGGAAAGATGTGAAATAGCAAGAAGTATTTTAATTAAAAAGTTAGAAGATAGTAAACCGTCAAAAGAGTCTTTTTCTTTTTCTAAATGTACAAAGATTTCTTTTGAAGAAGATAAAACAAAGGTAACACTATGATTACATTACTTGGTAGCTTACTAGGATTTGGTACTTCTTTTTTACCTGAAGTATTAAATTACTTTAAAGCAGGACAAGAACATAAACATAACCTTGAGCGTATGTCGCTTGAGATGGATATGATGGCAAAGCGCAATGAGCTAAAGCTAAACATAATAGATAAACAAGCAGAGATAAAAGAAACAGAAGGACTGTATAAACATGATAGTATGGACGCAGGAGGTTTTATCAACGCACTACGAGGCAGTGTACGTCCTGTCATTACTTATGTTTTCTTTGGCCTTTTTGTTGCCATTAAAGTAACGGCACTTATATCTCTTATGGATGCGGGTAATGATCTTGGTAGGTCACTATCTTTAATCTGGGATGATGCTACAAGCGGATTATTTGCAGCTATAATTAGTTTTTGGTTTGGTGGCAGAGCAGTATCCAAGTATGTAAAAACACCAATGTAAGGAAATAGTATGGGATTTAAACTAAGCGCAAGAAGTATAAGTAAGTTAGAAGGTGTAGAGAAAGACCTTGTAGCGGTAGTTATGGAAGCTATTAATTTAACTAAAGTAGATTTTGGTGTTACATATGGTATGCGTACTTTAGAAGAGCAACAGAAACTATACGACTCAGGTAGATCACAAACTATGAAAAGCAAACACTTAGATGGTAGGGCTGTAGACCTTGTTGCATACTTTGGTTCAGATATATCTTGGGAGCTAAACGTATATGATGATATATGTGATGCAATGGCAGAAGCAGCTAGACGTAATAGTGTAGCTATTAAGTGGGGAGCCGCTTGGTCTGAAGGAGATATAAGAATGTATCAAGGTACAGCAGAAGATTCTATGAATGCTTACATAGACCTGCGTAGATCAGAAGGGCGTAGACCATTTATTGATGCCCCACATTTTGAGATGATGTAATGGCTAGAGAATTAACAGAACGTCAACAAAAATTTCTTAATGTCCTTATGGATGAAGCTGGTGGTAATATCACTGAAGCTAAAAAACTTGCAGGGTATTCACCTAATACACCTAACCGTGAAATTACTACTAGTTTAAAAGAAGAAATAATTGATGTAACACATAACTACTTAGCACGTAATGTGCCAAAGGCAGCTATGGCTATGGTCAGTGCTTTAAACGATCCTACTGAGCTAGGTATACGTGACAAGATGGCAGCAGCTAAAGAACTACTAGATCGTACAGGTCTTGTAAAAACAGAGAAGATGCAAGTAGAAGCAAAGGGTGGTGTTATGCTAATGCCAGCCAAACAAATCCAAGAAGAGGAATAATTAAATGGGTGCAACAAGTATAGTAAAAAAAATATTAAAAAATAAACCAAAAAAACCAAAGGTTCCAAGTTCAGGGTCTTCAAGTAGGAGTAAAAGATCAGTAACTAAAAAGCCAGAAACGTTTGCGTCTGAAATGGCTGCATTAAATAAAATGGCAATGACAGATGCAGCACGTCAAGCAGCGGCAATAAAAATAGCTAAAAAATATGGTAAACCTATTAACATAGGTGGTAAATCTTTTGGTCCTCCAAAGAAAAAACCTTATAACGAACTTTCTGCAGCAGAAAAAAGAGCTTTAAAAGATAAAAAAAATATAGATCAAGTAGAGCTAAATGTTTCACGAGGTTTAATGAATAAAGGTGGTATGCCTAAAAAAAAGAAAAAATAACAAATGACTAAATCCGTAGGTCAATGGAAACTCCCTCAACCAACCGACATTAAAGAAAACAACGAATGGGTTCCTATACCACGTATATCAAGAACCATACCCTATGGCTATGAGTTAGATCCTAATGATAGTTTTATTCTCTTGCCAATAGCCATAGAACTTGATATGCTTGAAAAAGCAAAGAAGTATTTAAAACAATACTCATATCGTGAAGTAGCTAACTGGCTGACTACAAATACAGGCAGAGAAATATCTCACGTAGGATTAAAGAAACGGTTGGATAATGAGCGAAGACGCAAAAACAAAGCTGGAAGCCTACGCAAATGGGCAGACTATGCGAAAAAGGCAATCGCCAAAGCGGAAGAAATCGAACGCACAAGGCTTGGCGCAACAGAAAACAAAAACACGCAAGAAAACGCAGCCTAATATAGAGCCTACTATTGCGTACACTGAATCAGTTGAAGAACAACACAATGTTATCTTTAAACCTAATGCTGGCCCACAGACAGACTTTCTAGCTGCAGGTGAACGTGAGGTACTATTTGGGGGCAGTGCAGGTGGTGGTAAGAGTTACGCAATGCTCGCTGACCCATTACGTTTTATGGGGCATCCAGCCTTCTCAGGATTGCTCCTACGGCATACTACAGAAGAACTAAGGGAACTTATCTTTAAGTCACAAGAAATGTACCCTAAGATATGGCCTGGAATTAAATGGTCAGAACGTAAGATGCAGTGGACTGCGCCCTCTGGTGCGAGGTTGTGGATGTCCTACCTAGACAGGGAAGATGATGTCCTGCGCTACCAAGGTCTAGCGTTTAGTTGGATAGGCTTTGACGAGTTAACTCAATGGCCCACACCTTTTGCGTGGAACTATATGAGATCACGTCTACGGTCCACTGCACCCGACTTGCCTGTGTATATGAGAGCTACTACTAACCCAGGAGGTAGAGGTCATCATTGGGTTAAAAAAATGTTTATTGACCCTGCTGCGTATGGAGTAGCTTTTGAAGCAACAGATATTGAAACAAGTGAAGTATTACGCTATCCTGCTGGACACGCAAAAGCTGGTAAATCTTTATTCAAACGTAGGTTTATACCTGCCCGTCTTTCCGATAATCCTTACCTAGCTGAACAGGGTGACTATGAAGCAATGCTTTTGTCACTACCTGAACAACAAAGAAGGCAGTTACTAGATGGTGATTGGGATATTAAAGAAGGTGCAGCCTTTACTGAGTTTGATAGAAAGGTACATGTAATTGAACCTTTTGATATACCTAATAATTGGGTAAAGTTTAGAGCTTGCGATTACGGGTATGGAAGTAAGTCTGGTGTAATTTGGTTTGCTGTATCGCCTGATGAAAAATTAATTGTATACAGAGAATTATATGTAGGTAAAGTTCTTGCAACAGACTTAGCTGACATGATACTAGAGCTAGAGATGGGTGACGGTAACATTAAATATGGTGTACTAGATTCTAGTTTGTGGCATAAACGAGGGGATACTGGTCCTAGCCTAGCAGAGCAAATGATTATGAGAGGTTGTAGGTGGCGACCATCAGATAGATCAAAAGGATCGCGGGTATCTGGAAAGAATGAAGTTCACAGACGTTTACAAATAGATGAATTTACAGAAGAACCCAGATTAGTATTTTTTGAAAACTGTACAAATTTAATTTCACAGCTACCTGCACTACCTATTGATAAAAGAAATCCAGAAGATATAGATACTACATCAGAAGATCACTTGTACGATGCTTTACGGTATGGTATCATGTCAAGGCCAAGGTTTAGTATATTTGACTACGATCCTATGGGTCCACCTAAAAGAAGTATGAAAGTTGCAGACTCAACGTTTGGCTATTAAGGAAAAATAAATGGCAGAAGATAACGAAGGTTTTATTGAAGATGATTCTATTGTCTTAGAAGATAGTGATAACTCTGAAGTAGAAGACGTAAATACATCAAAGATTATTCCATTTATTATGGATAGATATAGTCGTGCAGAAGATCATAGACAACAAGATGAACAAAGGTGGTTACGTTCCTACAGAAACTATCGTGGTTTGTATGGACCTGATGTGCAGTTTACAGAGGCTGAAAAATCAAGAGTATTTATTAAAGTAACTAAAACAAAAACACTTGCTGCTTATGGGCAGATTGTTGATGTATTATTTGCTAGTCAAAAGTTTCCGCTAACAGTAGACCCAACAGAGTTACCTGATGGTGTAGTTGCAGATGTACACTTTGATCCTAAAGAACCAGAGCAACTAAAAGACTCTGGTATGGATGAAGAAGTAAATCCGTATGGTTTTAAAGGTGACGGTAAAGAATTACCTAAAGGTGCTACAGCAGCAACATTAGCAGATAGCCTTGGCCCACTATCAGAAAAATTAAATGATGTAAATGGCCTACGTCAAGGTGTAGGTAAGACACCTACTGCAATTACATTTAGCCCTGCTATGGTAGCTGCTAAAACAATGCAAAAGAAAATACACGATCAACTAGAAGAATCTAGTGCAAGTAAACATTTACGCAGTACAGCTTTTGAGATGGCGTTATTTGGTACTGGTGTAATGAAAGGTCCGTTTGCTGTAGATAAAGAGTATCCTAATTGGGGAGAAGATGGTGAATATAATCCTATTATAAAAACTATACCCCAAGTATCTCATGTATCTGTGTGGAATTTTTATCCTGATCCAGATGCAACTAATATGGATGAAGCTCAATTTGTTATTGAGAGACACAAGATGTCACGTACACAGTTACGTGGATTAAAACGTAGACCATACTTTCGTCCTACTGTAATTGAAGAAGCTGTACAGTTAGGTGAAAATTACAATAAAGAATATTGGGAAGATGACCTAGCTGACTATGTACCTGACTATGGTGTAAATCGTTATGAAGTCCTAGAGTATTGGGGCATGTGCGATACAGAAATGTTAATAGAACAAGGTGTAGACATTCCTAAAGAATTATCTAATGTAGACGAACTACAAGCAAACATATGGATATGTAATGGTAAATTATTGCGTATGGTTCTTAATCCGTTTAAACCTGCTACTATACCTTACATGGCTGCACCATACGAATTAAACCCTTACTCATTCTTTGGAGTAGGTATTGCAGAGAATATGGATGACACACAAACTCTTATGAATGGTTTTATGAGAATGGCTGTTGACAATGCTGTATTATCTGGTAATCTTCTTATTGAGGTAGATGAAACTAACTTAGTTCCAGGCCAAGACTTATCAGTATACCCAGGCAAGGTATTCCGTAGACAAGGTGGAGCACCTGGACAAGCTATCTTTGGTACTAAGTTTCCTAATGTGTCACAAGAAAACTTACAGTTATTTGATAAGGCAAGGGTATTAGCAGATGAGTCAACTGGATTTCCATCTTTCGCACATGGTCAAACGGGCGTATCTGGGGTGGGCCGTACTGCTTCTGGTATTAGTATGCTTATGGGTGCCGCACAAGGTAGTATAAAAAGCGTTATTAAAAATGTAGATGATTATTTACTTAGACCACTAGGTGAAGGTTTGTTTAGATTTAATATGCAGTTTGACTTTGATCCAAACATTAAAGGTGACTTAGAAGTTAAAGCTCGTGGCACAGAAAGTCTAATGGCTAATGAGGTACGTAGTCAAAGACTAATGCAGTTTATGCAAATTGCATCTAGCCCTGCACTTGCACCGTTTGCTAAGTTTCAATATGTTATTCGTGAGATTGCAAAGTCTCTTGATCTTGACCCAGATAAAGTAACTAACAATATGGATGAGGCTGCTTTACAGGCAGAACTTATAAAAGGTTTTCAACAACCAGCACCTGAAGGACAACCACCAGCAGGTGCAAACCCAGCAGACCCTACAGGCGCAGGTGGCGGCACTATAGGTACAGGACAAGTTCCAGTACCACAAGAACAAGGATTTAGTGGTAATGAAGGACAAGGAGCACCTCAACAAGCTCAAGGGGCTGGTCAGCAACCACCAGCAGTGGGACCAGTTCAGTAGTTATTTAGATACTATTATAGAACAGCAGCATCGTTCTATGGAACAAGCAGACAATACTATGACAATACATAGAGCACAAGGTGCAATATATCAGTTACGTAGATTACAGTTACTACGAGATGAGGTACTAAAAAATGGATAACATGCAACGTCAAATGGATATGTTTGAAGAAGGCGGCTTACGTGATGAAGGTGGTATGGTAGATAAAGAATCAGGTAATGAAGTTCCTATTGGTAGTACTCGTAAAGAAGTTAGAGATGATATACCTGCACAGGTAAGTGAAGGTGAGTTTGTATTTCCTGCTGATGTAGTTAGGTTCCTTGGCCTTGAGAAACTTATGGAAATGCGTCAAGCTGCTAAAATGGGCCTCAAGCAAATGGAAGCTATGGGGCAAATGGGTAATAGCGATGAAGCTACGATACCTGATGATATGCCATTTGGTATGGCTGATCTAGTTGTTATTGGTGGGCCAGATGAAGATGATGAACCACAGAAGAAAGCACAGGGTGGTTTAGCATTTGCAAGTGGTGGTATAAGTATGCCCGACTTTGATTTTAGCAATCAAGATGTTCGTATATATGTAAAAGAAGGTTCACCAGATAGACGCATACCTTTCTTTGATGGTGAGCCTGTTATACCTATTCCAGCAGGTTATGTACTAAAAGGTTCTGCACCTGTAAAAGAAAAAACAGAAACAGAAAAAGCTATACCTACAGGCGGCGATAACGATGATCGACCCCCAGTAAAACAATCAGAATTTCAAGAAGCTGGTGGTTGGGATATGGATTTTGGTAATCCACCTGATGCTTCTAAAGTTGACTTATGGATTAAAGAAGCAGAAAAAACTGTTGGGTATGGGCCTACAATTGCTACAGGTGTAGCTGCTGCATTTGGTGGACCTTTAGCTGCTTTTGTGCATCTTGGTAATAAAATGAATGCTAAAGGTAGAGATGCTGGATTTGCAAAAGCATTAGCTGCAGCAAAGAAAACAGCTACCCCAGGACAGGTTGCTAAACTTAATGCTATAAGTAAAACTATTGATGAAGGTGCCGATAAAAATATACTTGAAAAAGGTTTAGATGCTATTTCTAAAGCTCTTGGATTTAATCAAAAACAAAAAGATACAGCTACAAAAGTTTCAGGTACTGCTATTTCAGGATCTATACGCCCTAAAGCAAGACCAAATTTAGAAGAAGAAGAAAACAAAAATAAAATAGATGAAAAAGACCTAGAAGCAATGCAAGCTGTTATAGATCAAAGAGGCGATACAGATGGCCCACAATCAGATGAAATAGAAAATATAGAAAATGCAATTGCTGCTGCAAGTAAAGAGTTAGGTTTAAATACAAATAGAGAAGATATACCTGTAGGTAGTTTACCTAGATCGGGTACACCAGATAGTGTATACAATGTAGGTCCAGAAGCTGAAGGAGTTACTTTACCATCTTTATCAGGAGTATCTCCAGATTACGGTATAACTAAAGAAGTCTCTGGAGATATAGTTGGGGCTAGAGTAGGTGATCCTATAAATACTGGTAGAAGAAATAAAACGGTGGTTGCGCCTGATCAAGAAGCAGAGACATTTGCAAACTTGAGGGATAATCAAAATTATAAAACAGTACTTGAAGATACTATTGGACAATTTAATAATACGTATGATCAACTAGTAGAGGATATTAGGTATTCTTCTAGTAAAGCAACATCTATGAAAGGCAAAACAGTATTAAGAAATCAATTAAATGAGCAAGCGGAAAGTTATTTTGATAAATTAAAACAAGGATTAGGATTTGAAGGCCCACCAGAAGTAAATGAAAAAATACGTGATGATGGAAGTACTGAGCCATTTACACCTAAAGTTGATAAACCCGATTCTGACGATCCACCACCACCTACTGTGCCTACACCAAGTAGTGGGAGTGATGATAATGATGATGATGGGCCTGGATTTGCACCAGTAGCTACACAAGAACAAATATCACAGGCGCAAGAACAAGCAACAAGTTCTGCAGTAGCAAGTGGGGCTACACAAGAAGAAGCAGAGAAAGCAGGTGCAATTGCAGGTGGTCAAATGGGAGGTAAAGGATATGTAGGAGGCTATGGATTTAAAAAAGGTGGACTAGCCTCTCGTAGAAAATAACAATCACCTTATATGCTGGCTACTCATCCCCCTACCAACACTAGGCTACGGTGGCCCCAGAAAGAAAGAACTATAATGAATACTACTAATACATCAGGAGAAGTAACCACTCC